CAGTTCTTAGTACCTTGATCCAGAGAATCCCACCAGCCTTTGAAACTCTTCAAAGCATCAATCGCCATTTCAAAGAAAGGCAATAAGCTGATTTGGACAGATTCACCTACACCAGCTAAAGCTAATTTTGCATTGTTCATCGCTTGGCCAGATTTATCAATCGGATCTAGCGTAGCTTCAAATGTTTCTCCAACCGCTCCTTGGCTTTCATCTGCGATTTTTGCCAAGTCTTCTAGGTTTAAAGTTCCTCTTCGAATTGCATCTGCCATTCTCGGACCACCTTTGGTACCAAAAACTTCTGCAGCTGCGTTGATTGCATCTGTTTCTGAACTAGCATTCATTATTTTATCTTGAAGTTCACCTAAACCTTCTGAAAGAGATTTTCCATCTTTTGCGTAGGTAACTGTTGCTTTGGACAAACTGCTTAGGGCTGCATTTCCGTCAATACCAGCTTGTTCAAATTGTCCCATCAATGTGACACCCTCACCAAAACTTAGACCTAGCTGTTTGATTTGCGGGGCACCTTTAATAGCCGAATCAAACAGACTATCTACTGCTTGACCGGCATTTTGAGACGTTTTGGTTGTAACATCTAACACTTTATTCAAATCATCATAGGACAAATCA